GACAGCAGCCAGATCGCCCATAGCGAAATGGCTAGGGTGAGAACGACGCCCGTCAGCCGATACAGCGATTTATTGGAAGATTGGCGCACCCAGCACGATTCGAACGTGCGACCTTTGCCTTCGGAGGATTAAAACAGCGCATATGTTCGCTCATTATTCCCTTTAAACCCCCTTATTGTTCACGTTACGCGCCAGCCTGACGCCGCTCAATCTGTGGCGCTTCACAGTTTTCGATCCATCACTGCGACGGCATCGTCCTGGTAGTCGGGGCTGTGCTTCCAGTAGACGCGAATGATGGTTTCGCGGGATGTGCCAAAATACTGCGCAGCATCGTCCAGCTTCATTCCCTTCCGCATCGCCCAGGTAATCGCCGTATGCTTGAGCGTGTGCGGCGTCACATCAGTGAGCCCTGCGGCATCACATGCCGAGGCAAACGAACGCTTCACGTCCCCTACCCTCTGCCCGTCGATTTCGACTGCCCAGATTGCACCTGCGGCTTGCCAGCGGCGACAATGCCACAGAAGCTTCCGCGAAAGCCTCATTGGCGGGCGGCGTTTCTTCGTCTCGCGTTCATCAGCTCCACGGCGATGCAGAACACCGTTTGCAACGTCGATCCAACCGCCTACCGTATTAGGCATGAAGCCCAAACGCAGGATCGCGTCTTTCCGCGTGCCAGTGTAAAGGGCCAGCAGGATGAACCGTGCGACGTGCGCACCGCGCTGCAAATTGCGCGCCGCGCGAATTAGCTGCGCCGCTTCGGATCGCGTGAGCCAGCGGTCTTTCGCGGGTGGTGCCTCGGGCAGTGTCACTCGGGCCGGATGCGTCAGATAGCCCTCGGCATGGCAGTAGTTGATTGCCGCCTGCAGGACGTTCAATTCGCGCCGGATGGTGCCTTCGCCGACCTGGCGCGACTCTCCGGGCGGCATACCCTTTGAAGTGACGCGGGACCGCCCATAGCGGCGGCATGTCTCGCCTTTCACATCGCCAACGTTTAGCGCACCCCAGAAGCCGCATAGGGCCTCGATAGCCGCGCCAATGCGTTCGGGGGCTGCGACGGTGGTCGCATGCTCGCGCGCATAGATCTCCAACGCCTCGGCCACAGGGAATCGGTCAGGGTGGCGCGTGTCTGTCACCGTCCCCTTTGCGTTGATGTAGGCCGCGAGCGCCCTTTCAGCATCCTTGCGGCTTCTAGTGCCGGTTGAACGGTCTGGGCAGCCGGTATCACGGATGTAGAAGACGCCATTATCGGGGCGCTGATAGAGCCTTGCTCCTGCGGGTTTCCTTGGCATCCCTTCACAATCTCCTCGTAGCTGTTGCGGTCTATCCTGACCGCCCTGCCCATCATCACCAGCTTGCCAAGGCGCTGAGCGGCCGCTCTCAGCGCGGATTTCGGCACACCAAGCTCTTCGGCAGCGACTTCCACTTTCACAAGGTCGGGCCTTGCCATGTCAGAATCCTTTCGAAGTCTTGAACCTGACAGCGCCAGCGGGGGCGGCAGAGGCGCGCTTGATGCGCGCCTCCAGATCAGCAATGGCCGAGGCCATTTCGGCGTCGGTCTTGTATTCCACCCGCTCGCCGTTGAGCTGGAGAGTGCGCACGCCCTTGGCACGCGCCTTCACCAGCTCGTCGCGCAGGCTTTCCAGCTCGTCGACGCCGAGTGCCATTAGCCCACCCGATGCCAGGCGCGGTGATCGATCCAGCCTGCGCCAAAGTCCAACCGCACGCGGATTTGCACTCCGTCCACCTCGAAGCCCGCGCGGGTTTCGATCTGCGGGCCGGGCGCGCCTTCCAGATAGGCATATTCCAGCCCTTCGGCGCTGGCCGGATCGGCCACCACATACCAGCGGTTTGCCACCGTCAGTCGCGGTTCCACCAGCAGCGACAGCTTGCCGAAGGGGTTCACGTCTTCGGTTTTCGCCGCGGCAATCTCGGTCAGAACCTGTTCCGCGACAGTTTCCAGTTCGGGCGGCACAAGCACATAGCGCGGCGTCACGTCGATCAGCAGCCCGCCGAGGCCCTTCATCTTGCGCATGGCGAGACGGGCGGCTGACAGGGACGCAATGCTCGGATCTGCGGCGGCGGTCAGGTTGCCGTGATCGGCATGGAAAACAGTCACCCCGTCCGACATGACCGGGTTCGCCATGACCATGGAAACGAGGAAGTCATTCTCGAAGGCGCGGGCGGAAATGCCCCACTTGCGCGGCACATCGGCGAAGGCCCCAAGGTCATCATTCACAATGACCTGACGCGTCACGCCGAAAATCTTGCCAAAAGGCGCGACGCTGTAGCTTTCGCCCGACTCGTCGATGGTGCCGTGCTTGAATTCGCCGCCCTCGCCCACCTTTTCCAGCTTCGGTGCATCGCCCAGGATCAGCTTGCGCTTGAGGCGGAAGTCGCGGGCGGTGGATTGCTTCGCCACCTGGCGCACCCCCGAGGGGGCGGCATTGTAGCCCGCGCGCAGTTCCCGGTTCACCGCATCGCCGAGGATCAGCGGGAAGTCAGAGGTTGAATGCAGGGCGCGGGTGATCGCGGCTTCCTGGGACATGCCAGTCGTGGAAATGCCCGCGCGGCGCAGGGCGGCGTAAGCATGGCCCGGCATCGTCATGTGAGCAAATTCGCGCGCTTGCGGCGACAACTGGTGTTCGGGGTGAAGGCGGGCAAAAAGCGCCTCGCCTGCACGCGTAATAGTCACAGACGGGTCGTTGTGATCGACGGTGATTTCCACTTGCGTGGTGCGGGTCTGGGTCTGCGCGCTGCGCTGTTGCATGGCAGTGAAGGCCGCAGCGCGGGCGGTATCGGCGGTTGCACCCGCGTCAATCTGTTCGTCGGCCCATTCGCGGGTCAGACCGGCGGTCTGCGCGATGCTGCGGATTTCCACATTGGCGGCGGCACGGGTTTCCACCGTGGTCTGGTCGTTCGGCATGAAGGGATCTCCATTTCGGAAATGTGCCCCGGTGTCAGCCGGGACGGGGACAACGGACACCTCGAACGGCGTCCACTCAGTCGGGGTGCGGATGAGCTTTCCGCCCTCCCGCGTCTCTTTCCATCCGGCCACGCTGTAACCGATGGACAGGCCGCGCAGGGTGCCGTCCGCAATGTCGGACAGAACCTGCATCGCGGCGGGGGTGCTGCGGAAGCGGATGCGCACCCACAGCCCTTCCGGGCGCCACTCGGCCGCTTCCACCACGCCAAGCTGATCGCGGGTCGAGCCGCTGCGGTGCCCGTCAAGCACGGGGCCGCCGATCAGGCGCGAAAGAACCATGGTCGTGAAGAGCAGCCTCTCAATGAAGCCGCCCCTTTGCACATCCGCACCGGTCGAAACGATAGCTTCAACCGTGCGCTCTTCCAGGTTGACAGTTGATGCGCGGGGCAAGGCCGCGCGCAGGTGAATGGTCATTCTTCGGTGCCTCCGTTCGCGGGCTGCGCCAGATCGCGGGCGCGTTCTTCGTCCAGTTCCTCAATGTCGCGGCCGCGCCCGGCCACAACCTCTTCGCGGGATTTCAGGCCCGCATTGATTGCGGCCACATCGGCTTCGACTTCGTTCTTCGGGTCCACCCACGCCCAACCGGGCGGCACGAAGCGCACCGCCAGATGATCGGCCAGCGCATTGGCCGGGATCGAACCGGCAAGGCTTTGAACCTCGATCCAGCGCCGCCACAGCGGGCGCAGGAAGCCCGCCTCGATCAGGTTGCGCTGCAACATTTCGGCGCGGCGGCGGAAGTCCAGAAGGCCCACGCGGGCCGAGGAATAGTTGGCCTCGCCCAGATCGCCGGTCAGCATTTCGAAGGTGAGGCCCACGCCGGAGGCGATTTCGCGATCCTGCGCCCGCAGGAATTCCACCGCCTGGGCAAGACCCGCGACGGGGTTGGAAAAGGTTACATCCGCGTTCTGGGGCAGAATGCGCATCGCACCGGGTTCCAGCGAGACATTCAGCGCACCGCCGCTTGCGGTGCCCATCATGTCGGCCACGGTGCCGTCAGGATCGCGGATAAAGCCGGTCATCATTGACGCGACCTTGAGCTGCATCAGCAGCGCGTCGGCGGCTTCGTCGCGGTCGCGCAGGCGCAACAGGACCGGGGCCAGCCATGTGATGCCGCGCACCTGGCCGGGGAACAGCTGATCAAAGATATGCAGCATGTCCACAGCCGGGACGCGAACCGCCTCGCCGAACAGGGCGAAAGGCGAACCGGGGGCCTCGCGCAGAACGTGATAGGCGGCGATGCGGTCATCGGCATCGTATTCGATGCCCGCAACGATCCGCGCGCCGTTGCCCAGATCGCGCGTCAGGTTGGGGTCGATTTGATCGGAGGGGATCAGTTTAGGGCGCAGCTCGCCGTCGCGGGCGACAGAAAGCTGCACGAAGGACTCACCGTCGCGCACAAGCGCGCGAACCATGGGCAGGAGGATTGGGCGCATCAGTTCTTCGTAACCCTCGGCAAGCGCCTTGCGACGGGCCGGGTCTGGGTGCGCAGGGCGGGCATGCCAGCCATGGCCCAACGCCGGAACCCAAGCCTCTACAGCCCGGTTTGCTTGCGGGCTGTTGATGTAGAGCGCATTGGAGCGGGCCTTGGAGGCCCCTCGGGCGGCAAGCGCCGATTGGGCAGGCGAGTGGAGCATAATCCCGCCCTCCCAACGACGCCCGCCGCCCCCCGCCTCAATCTGGCGCTTGTGATCGGGGCGGAATAGCCGACCGAGGAAATTGAAGGGGGAGCTCATTTCGGCACCTCGGCTTCGTTGCCCACGATCTCTTGCAGGTCGAAAACCCGATCCAGCGCCCAATCTGTGATCGTCGCAACATTCAAGAAGTAGAAGCCAGCAGCCTCAAGTTCGCGGGTTTCAAACACATAGGCCCCAAGCTCGCGCAATGCCTCTTCCTGGCCTTGATACCAACGCATGGCCCAAGTGCCTTCGTCATAGCGGCGAAAGAACAGGTAGCACTCTTTCAACTGCCCGCGACGCTTGATGCGGAATGGCGGGTAGTTGCAGAAGTTCGCGATGCTTTCGGCCACGAAGTTCGCTGCCTGGATTGCAATTGCTTCTACGCCGATACGCCTAGTCATTTCCGCATGGACAGCGATTTGTAGAGTGCTGGGCAGATCGAAGCGCGCCCAGCCCGGTGACTTGCGCGCCTCGCTCACGCCGCGATTGATGCGGCTCCGCAGGGTTTCCTTTGGAACCCCTGCGATTTCCGCAATCTCGCCCATAGTCATCTTTCGAAGCTCGGCCATGGTGCCACCCCTCTAACGCATGACGCATCATGCATTCAGTCATCGCGCCGCGCAAGAAGAAAACTCATGTCGCATCATGCGTTTTATCAGCAGCGCGCCCTGGCCCTTAGCGCGCGCATCGTCCAAGGTTCGCCACGCTCGCGGGCAAGTTTGGGGAAGAATACGCGGTTGAGATTGAGGCCGAGGCGGAACGCCAATGGGGCAACAATCGCAAGCATGAACCACCCCCTCATGTGGCCACCCTCGGCAGCGCGTCCAGATGGTCGATCATCGGTTCCAGCAGGTCGCAGGTCAGTCCGAGAAGGCGCAGGACGTTCCGCGTCTGTGGGGTCAGTTCTGCGCCTTCCAGCATGTCGAACGCGACTTCGACCAACCCTTGCAGGCGCTGGCAGTAGATCACCAGCTCGTCGATTTTGGTCGGTGCGCCATGTGCGCCCAGAAGCGGGTAGAGGTCTTTCTTTGGCGGCGTCATCGTGCGCTTGTCCCTTTGTCCTGCACCAGTTTGAAAATGCGCTGCGCAGCTTGCAGCCG